TATGGAACTGCAAGTACCATGAACTTATTATGGGCAAACCATCTGCTGATTACTACATAGATGACAAAGCGGTAAATTCGGATGACTTCTTCAATTAAGCACGTCTCTAAGGGGTGGGGATATGAGAAGTGGATTGTCAATGGAGAATTATATTGTGGTAAACTTCTCTTTTTTAATGCTGGGAAGAGGTGTTCTTGGCACTATCATAAGATAAAAGATGAGACCTTCTACTTACAGAGTGGTCTCATCTCTTTGTATCATGGGTTTACTGATGATTTATCTGATTCTCAAATAACTGTATTAGAACCTGGAGATAAATTTTATATACCAGTAGGAATGAGACATCAGATGATTGCTTTAGATGATTCTGAATTGTTTGAATTCTCTACACAACACTTTGATTCTGATAGTTATAGAGTTATAAGAGGCGATTAAAGGTTTAGATAATCTTCAATGGTTTTGAATTTATAGTTACCAACCCAATTCATATCTGCACAGGTATATGTTTGGTACTTACCTTTTAAATGATCTGGAAATGGGATGGTATTAATTTTACCACCCTCTTTTTTTGCAACTAAATCTGCAACATGTTGGAATGACACTGGAGATCCAGTACCAAGGTCATAAATTCCACTACCAGCATTATTGTTTAGAACAATATCTACAACATCATCAACACATATAAAATCTCTAAGGAATTTATTTGATCCACTGAAGAGATTTAACTCCCCAGTCTCTCTAATTTCTTTTGTAAATTTGCTTACAGGACTTGCTTGATTACCTTTATGCTCTTCTCCATCACCGTAAACATTAAAGTATCTAAATCCCTGAACTAAAGTGAACTGATCTATGTTGTCCATAACAGTATAATCTATCTGCAACTTTGATATTGCATATTGATTGAGTGGATTATATGTTTTAGACTTTTGATAGACACTTTGATTACCGTAGACGGATGCAGAAGATGCATACTTAATTGGGAACTCATATACAATTGCTTTATTTAAGAGAGCGCATGAGAATCCTACATTAAAGTGCCACAATTTTTGTAAATCTTTCTCTGTAGTGGAAGATATCGCACCTTGATGGATAACTAAATCAACTTTATTCCAATCGTCAAAATCTCTGAATAGTCTCCAAGCATCTTCTTGGTCTACTAACATTACTTCTTCGGCAAGTTTATCTGCAAAACATTTGCCAATAAAACCTTTAGCGCCAGTTAAAATTATCATATGGTTTTGTCCAATATTATATCAAATAAATAATAATACTGCAACAATTCTCAGGATATATACAAATGGCTTTTGGATCCTTAGCAAGTATCAAACCAACTGCGCTAAACAAGAGTGAGGTTTTGTACACCGCCCCTGCAGGTCAGTTGGTAGAAGGAAAGGTATACATTGTTAATAAAAGTTCTACTGAAATTAAAATCCGCGTAGGACTTTCTACGGGAGGTTTATCTGATTTTGATAGTAATAAAGGATATATTATTTTTAATAAAGTTATTCCTAGAGGAGAGTATTATGAAACAGATTCTATTTACTTTGCTGATCAGCAAAGTGTAGTTGTTCGTGCTAATCACACCGAAGTAGCATTTACTCTTCTTGCAACTGAGACTGAGAATAGAGAGGAGGGAGGATTCCTTGCTCAAACTACATCTCAATCTGCGATTACTAGCACTGACATGTATACTATACCTACGGACTATAGGAAGTTTAGGGGTAACTTATACGTTTGTAATAAAGGATCTTTTGATACTAAAGTAAGGGTTGGTCTTGGATCTAATCCTACAGATTACCTTGAGTATAATTATGTGGTTCCAAGGGATACTACACATGTTAGAACTGATTTAAGAGCTGCTGCTGGAGATGTTTTATATATTAAAGCTGACCAAGAACTGGTTAACTTTGTTCTTAGTGGATATTATGAGAATTTTATTGCGTTCTCTGGAGATGTTGGCATTGGGTCAACACTGGTTGCTACTAGTGCATATGTAAAAGAATCGATATCAATCGGTATAACTGATCCTGGATCGGGTAACACCTTAAAAGTAATTGGTAATACTGAATTGGCAGGATTAACTGTTACAGATGATTTGAGGGTAGATTCTAATGTAAATGTTGGAGGTGTATCTACATTTACTGGAACTGTTACGTTCTCTGGTGGTACAGTTAATACTGGTGTTGGTACTGAGAACGCAGTTGTTCTTGATGCTAACGTTAACTCTAACGTTACTCCTGGTACAACTAATTCATTTGATTTAGGTCAAGATAGTAAGAAGTGGAGATACGTTTACTCCGCCGATACTATCATAGGAAATCAGATTGATCTGAGTAATGGTACTAGTGGTATTGCAACCATCGGTCGCGTGGGTGCTGGAGCAACTCAAACTCAGGTTGTAATTGGTGCTGCAACAACTGCAGTCATGGCAAGTGGTAACATTGCAGCAAATGGTGATCTGATTGTCAAGGGTCAGATTGGTGTTGGTACAGTTACAACTCCTCAACTTAGAGGTAATACCGTCACAAATAATCTTGAAGTATGGAACTCTTCACTTAGCAGATGGATTCCTATTCAGGGAGTAGATACTACATACAGTACATTGAGTAACAACGCTACAATTAGTGCTTGGACAACTGTTTGGGCAGATACTTCTGGTGGTACATGGACTCTTACTCTGCCAGCATCTCCAGAGCAAGGAGATAAGGTTAGAATTGTTGACATTAGAAAAACCTTTGACAGTAACAACCTGACAGTTGGTAGAAATAGTAGTAAAATTATGGGAGACTCCTCTGACATGATTGTCACTACCGAGGGAGCATCCTTTGAATTAATATATTCTGACGCCACTCAAGGTTGGGTAATCTTCAGTATATAATATTGACAGTCGGTAAAAACAGTAGTAATATTATATGAGATGCGTCTTACGCCTACTAAAATGAACACCTTTATTGTTTGGTCAAAGGATAATTGTCCTTACTGTGTAAAAATTGAAGCAATCTTTAAGACTCTTGATCTCAAGTACGTTGTTTACAAGATTGGTAGAGATTTTAATAAGGTAGAATTTTATGAAAAGTTTGGTTCAGGATCTACGTTTCCTAAAGTAGAAACTGGTACTGAGATTATTGGTGGGTGTAGTGATACGATTCAATGGTTAAAAGATAATAGTTATCTTCCTGGTCATTGAGCCAAATCAAATAGAAATCCGTCTATATAATTTCTTGCAAAGTCTTTTGTATAATAAGATTTTATAATTCCGTATGCTGGATCTGTATATGATAGATGGTGGTCATAACCCTTTTGAAAAATTAGAGATGCTTCTTCATCACATGTTTGTGTACATTCTTTATACCTAGTTAAATATAGGTCTAATTTGTTCATGTACTCAGCATAAAAATCTTGACGATTAGTTTTAATCCAAAGTTTTTTGGAAAAGTAAGTATCTAAATTGTATATTTTTGATTCATTTTTTGTTCTATCTTCTTGGTCTCCAAGATATTTTTGAATATACTTTAAGTTATATTCCTGGTCACTCCTTAGTGGGTGAAAGTCTATGGTGCCAAAGTATTTTACGTTACCACATTTGACATATTCTGTGCCAAATATTGGGGCATCATATTTAAATTGTGGATATATGACTAAAGATTCTGCGACAAATTTACCATGTATTTTTAATTCACATAGGCGAATTCTTCTTAGTGATGGTGTCTCCCAAACATATGATTTTATCCAAGAATTTTTATCTTCTATGCATGGACTTAACCAACTAGGTAAAGATACAGGAGTTAGGTTATCATATATCTCAAATAATTTATTCCTAACTTCCATCATATATAATCAATATTAGGTATTTATCATGCGAGTTTTGAGTATGCGTGGAGGGCACGACGCATCAGTATCAATTATAAACGAAGGTAAACTAGAATTATTTTTAAAAGAAGAGAGATATTCAGGAGTAAAGAGAGATTGTAATCTTAACTATTGTTGGGGAGGGTTGATTGCCAGCAAGTCGTTAACTAATTTGGACTATGCAGTATTGCAAACTACAGATGGTGAACAGTTATCGTTTTTTGGTAGACAACTACTTATATTTTCTCCTGATGTAAAAATTATATCAACTTTAGAAGAAGGTAAACTTGAACTTGGGCGGCATCATCATCTATTCCATGCAAGTAATTCTTTTTACTCTAGTGGTTTTGATGATGCATTGGTTGTAGTCGTTGATTCTTCTGGTGGATATCTTGGACCATTGAGTAATCCATCAATGTATGAGAATCAATCTGTTTATCATATGAATTATGATAAATGTGTATCATTATATAAGGGGTATAAGACTCCAGGTGTTTCTAATCGCAAACCTATTGCCAAAGGGGTTGGTAAACGTGATATTGAGGTTTCATTTGGTTGGGAAGGTATTGGTATAGGGGATTTATATAATACTGCTCCTTTGATAATGGGACAATCGGTTCAGGATTGTGGTAAGGCAATGGGGTTAGCATCCTATGGCAAATCTGTTGATAAATTGAGTAATCTTTTTGATAGTGGGAATTTTAATAAAGTAATTGATTATTTTAAAGATGTTAATCCATTATTGTCAGATTTTTTTACATTTAAAAGTGAATCTTCTACACCCACTTATATCACCGAAGAAAATTGTACGATTTATGCTGACTATTGTTATGAAGTACAAACTCAAACATCTAATAAAATGTGTGAGATAGTTGATACTTATATTAAAAAGACTGGTATAAAAAATGTATGTATTGGTGGCGGATATGGAATGAACATTGTTAATAATTATAATCTTATTAGAAAATTTCCTGAAGTTAATTTTTATTTTGATTCTCTTTGTGAAGATACTGGGTTGTCTTTAGGTATAGCAAAGTTTGTTTATAGGAAATTGTCAAAGGATAAGAAGGTATGTGTGAATGATAATATAAGTTTTCATGGACTTAATCATGATGTAACCCCCTACATTGGGCACAAAGCATCTATAAAGAACATATGTGCTGCCTTGATACAAGACAAGTCGGTAGGCGTCTTCTATGGGCAGGCAGAGGCGGGACAGAGAGCGTTGGGTAATAGGTCAATACTCTTTAACGCTTTGAATTGTAATGCTAAAGACATTGTTAATAAAATTAAAAAAAGGGAGTGGTATAGACCGTTTGCTGCTATAGTACTTGAGGAAGATGCACATTTGTATTTTGAGAATGTGATTCCTAGTCCAGAGATGACACTCTGCTTTCCTGTAAAGTCTGAATATGCAATTGTAATTGCAGGTGTAACACATGTTGATGGTACTAGTAGGGTTCAAACAATTGGGTCAGACCATTTCCTATATGAATTACTTACTGAGTTTAAAAAATTATCTGGACATGGTATTTTACTAAACACCAGTTTAAATCTTGCTGGAGATCCCTTGGTTGAGACTCCTCAACAGGCTATTAACATGTTAAATGAGTCTTCTCTAGACTATCTTTGGTTTTTTGAAACCAAACAGTTGTTTAAATCCACTTTTTGATATATAATTTTACGATGATGTCTGTACTAATGGATGAGGAATTCTCCACACTCTATTATGATGTAGAGAAAGCAATTGATTACGCATTTGAAGGTAAGTTTGTACTTAAATTGTATGACTATTTCAATGTGTGTAATGCAAAGCGTCGTCATGCTGAAGATTTTATTCAAAGTAAAACTGCTTCAGAAATTACACTATTGATTTTAGATCTTGAGGAGTATTTAGAGGGAGGGCAAGATTCTACTCACAAACAATTGAGAGAGGGGTATGGTCACATACCAAAACCACAAGCAAGAAAAATTAAAAAATATCTTTGTGATATTCTTAACGATGCCTGGAGATATAGTAATGACAGAAAACCAGGAAGACGGAAGAGGACAACTAAATAAACCAGATGAATCTGTCGATATAAATCGTGGATTCGAGTTAATGTTGCGTCATCGCAGCAGGAGGGAAGACCCAAAGCCTAGAACATTTGGAATAATGTTTGGGAAGGTTATTTCTCTCTTAAACCGAGAGATACATTTCCATTTTGAATTAAAATTTGGAATTATTAAAAAGAGTTAATCTCGGAGTAGACCAATGTTAGCTATTACACTCACATTTTCCGCCCTATTCTCAGTAATGTTCTTATTGCTGGGCAGTGTAATTGGATGGATGGCAAAACAAAATCAGTACGAGACTACTGCAATTGCATATACACATCCCGAAATGTTTGATGAGAATGGTAATCTTTTACCAGATGAAATTTTAGCCGTGAGATTTGAAAACGATTATGACTACGAAGACGAAGACCAAGAGTAATCCAGTTCCTGAATTGCAACCAAACCCATTCATGCATGAGATTCTTCAAGCAGTTCATGCTCAGAGAACTAATGCAAAAAAAGCAGAGGTTCTTCAAAAGTATAGAACTGAAGGTTTGATTGCTATTCTTATTTGGAACTTTGATGATACTGCAGTATCAGCACTTCCTGAGGGAGAAGTTCCATATTCTCGTTCTGAAGAACAATCTGCACAGAATGAATCTCTTTCATCCTCAATTGAAAAATTGAATCAAGTAGATGGTCTCTCTAAAATGGATGAAGTTGTTCGTAATAGAGCAACATCTATTCGTAAAGAGTGGCAAAATTTTTATAACTATTTGCAGGGAGGCAACACATCTTTGACTGGTCTTCGTAGAGAGACTATGTTTATTCAGATGCTTGAAGGACTGCATCCGAGAGAAGCAGAGATTATGATTCTTGTGAAGGATAAGAAACTTCAAACGAAATATAAAATTACTAAAGCTTCTATCGCAGAAGCATATCCAGATATTCAGTGGGGAGGTCGTTCTTAATGACGAAGAGTCTAAAAGTCCTCCAACAAGACTGTGATAAAAGTGCAGCGGAGGATAAGACACTCCCATATACATGTTATTTGGTAGAGTATTACTCTGAAGGTAAGGTTCATTATGATTTGGTTACTGCCGTAAAGCAGGTTGACATTTTTGATGAGTATTGGGACAAATATAAGCAAGGATTTGTTGGTATGAAACAATCTGAAGGTAGAATAAATCCAAAGAATTGGGGACCTCCCAATAAAGGAAAGGATAAAAAGTAGGAGTAATGTTATGAGTGGTGGATTTGGAGTTGGTGATGGAAAGGCAAAAGTGTTTGTTCAAAAAGAAGAAGTTGAAAAACTAATTAAAGAGTATAAAAAAATTAAAAAGTATATGAAGTCTCCTATCTTTCAGATTAAAAATTTGGATGGTAATGAGACTTATGTAAAAAATCTTGTAGACAATTACGGCGAAGAAGATGATTCATAAATTATTCACAATTGTTGATCCAATTCTGGTTGGGTCAATTTTGGGAACGTTTCTTTTAGTTCCCTTCACATACTTTGTTTTTGATGTTAAAAAAAATCCTAAGAATTATAGTGAAGAATAGTTGACATCTATCTTTTTCTGATCTATATTTCAGTTACAAATTTGATACTTTATGACAAACTACAAACCATATTCGCCAGAGTGGCATAGATATCGATACCTGAAGGAAGCGATCTACAAGTATATCGATGACTACGTTGACAACGATATAATAATGACTGATATTCTAAATATTGTATGTGAGCGTCAAGAGACTGCACACACTGAATACCTCAAATTAGAGGATCTTGAGTTAAAACTAGATTTCAGAGACTAATATGCTATCTACCCAATACAGACTACGACTAGAATCTATCTGTAAGAAGATTGCAAACAAGGAGGAAGTCCAATTAGATGACATGATCTGGGCAGAAAAACTAGCAAAGGCACATACACTTGCTAGGGATTGGATGCAAAAAGCAAGACGCCAAGCAGCACAAGATATTGAGGAAGGTAGTACCGACGATTTTCTGAATAGGATGGGACTAGGAGACCCCGATCCATCCAATCATAAAACGGGGTTTACTAGTGCTGATGATATTAATGATTGGTTCCAAAGAGACAAACCAGATGACTGGAGACAACGTGACTGATTATGTTTGTGTCGCAACATGGGATCCTATCTTTGAGATGATGCGGTATCATTGGGTACATAAATCTGAAAAGAATCCTGTGCAATTTGTCAAGAGTCTAAATCCAGAGCAACAAATACTATGAGTAGTAAGATGTTATTCTTGGTTGATGCTGGCAATGGCAGATGTATAAGTCATGATGGGTACATTCAAATCGGTAGTTTTTCTCACAGTGTAGAGAAGCATCTTGAGCTATGTCCTGATCAAGAATGGCAGGTAACATACTGGATGCCAGATCCATTCTGTATTAGATATCCAAGACCAAACTATCAACATACTATGAAGGCGAATGAGGGGTCTCCTAGGACCGATAACGCTACTGATAGTAGACCAAGAGACTTCCCAGATCAAGCAACAAATAGACTTGAGAGGACATTATGAAGATGTGGGAGACAAGGTGTGTTGGGTGTGGTAAGCTGACACCAGCGAATGAATGCCCTCAGGTTGGATGTTATGTCCCATCTGAGAACAGGTATAAGAATTCGCTTTGCAAACCTTGTTGGGTTGAGTCAAAAAATGAACATCTTCGTCACTGACGAGTCTCCATGGAAGTCAGCAGAAGTTCTGCCTGACAAGCACATCGTCAAGATGCCGCTAGAGACCTGCCAGATGCTCTCTATAGTCGCCTCAGACAAGTGGGGACATGGTTATGGTACATTACCCAAGAAAGACGGCACACCCTATGCTACGGACAAGGGAGCGTTCCGTAATCATCCTTGCACTATCTGGGCAAACGAGACTGTAGCAAACACTAGATGGTTGCTTGAGCATGGTATGGCATTATGTGAAGAGTATTTTGCTCGGTATGGAAAAATCCATACTTGCTTTAAGACCCTCCTTGCTGCTGACGAAATTATTCCTTATGTAAAATGGAATAGTCATACTCCTTTTGTTCGTGCAATGCCTGATGGGTATAAGTTTGATGACAGTATTGATACTATCACTGCTTATAAGATGTATATTGCATCTAAACCATGGGTATGCGATAATTACCTTCGTATTCCCGATCGTAAACCTGAGTGGGTATGATGAAGACTACTTTGACAGTTGATGAAAATGGGATTCTAACCTTCCCCGATAAACTTATGGAAGAACTTGGGTGGAAGGAGAATGATATGCTAGAATGGATTCCTAATGATGATGGTTCCTTTACTTTGAGGAAAGATGAAAGCAATTAGAGTTGATATAAAAACCCAAGTCAATGTCCTCATTAACGATGATGATGATCACTGGGCAATCAAACACAATGCAATGCAACAAGTGCATGATGACATTCACTGGCACTTAAAGGATAAATTTATTATTGAATATGATGATTGATAATGTAGAAGCACCTATCGAAGGTGAAGTTGACAAGTGGGGGTTTACTATTAAACCCTCTATTAGTGATACAGAATGTATTCTTATTTGCTTAAATAATGCACCATGTGGAACGAACAAGAAACAAGTACAACGACTAATTGAATATTATGGAAGACTTTAATCGCCCTGGTCAGAATAAATTTAAAATTGACGATAATTTTAAAAAGTATGCTGCTGAATGGCAACTTTCTAATGTTGCAAAACTATTAGACGCTGACATTGAACGTTGTCGCGTCACTTATAGTGATAATAGGAAAGATATATACAATAAAATCACAATCATTTATAAAGAAAACTCATGCAATCAGTAATTTATTCAAATGGTAGTCAAGAGTGTGATCGTATCGCGTCATTAGTACGTTCTCTTGGTGGAGAATTCTTAGAGTATAGGTTGAATTATGACTTTACTCAAAAAGCATTTAACCAAGAGTTTGGTGAGGAAGCTACTTATCCCCAATGTTCTATTGGTAATAAGCATATTGGGGGCATGAAAGAAACTCTTCAATTTTTTAAATCAAGAAAGTTGATTTGATTCTGTAATAAAATGAGAGTTAATACAATCGTTGTTGATGACTTTTTGGATAGTCCTGATGTAGTCAGAAATTCTGCTTTAAAAATTGATTTTAAAACCACAGGTTCTTTTCCTGGTGTGAGATCAGATGCTGCTGACCCAAAGTATCAAGAGATGATTGGAGATAAATTGGATCGTATCTTTGGTAATATGCTTGAGTATGGTCCTGTCCAGTTTAGAAAGAACATGGATAGTTTTACCTTTCAATTGTGTCTAGAGAATGAAAAGACATGGATACATAAGGATAAGAGTCAGTGGGCAGGAGTTTTATACTTAACTCCAAATGCTCCTATTGATTCTGGAACTGGTATTTTTGATAGTAGAGATAATCTAATCACAATGGTTGGGAATGTTTATAATAGGATGGTTTTGTATAGAGGTGATTTGTTGCATAGGAGCATTGTTCCTGGGTTTGGGACTACTCCAGAGACTGGTAGGTTGACTCAAGTATTCTTTTTTGATCATGAAGAAGAATGATATGTAAATGTTTGTGTTGATACCGAGTCACTTGACTAAATAATGTATAAGGTCTATAATAGACCTGACGTTCATCCCACTCTTGGGTGGGACGCAAGTAAGTCGCGGAACGGAGTCGTTCATCCCATGCTAGAACTATTATTCTATACAACACTCTCATGTACTCAAACCGATGCTATCATGCTGAAGATTGAGAACAATGCGAATCTATCTTCTGTCTTGAAGGTAGAGTTGATTGAGACCCTTAAGGACTCAGCACCAGAATGTCAATGGTATTGGGACGCAAACGACTGAAGGAACGGGAAAAAACGGATCCATCGAAAGATGAGAAGGTTAATTTTCACCCAACTTCAGGAGTCAACTCATGAACACACTAAACATGATCAAGAAGCAGATCAACAAAGCATCTGCACTTCACAACGCACAGATTAGTCACACCTCATATCGTGGTGTTGAATATGATACACGTTGCGTAGAAAACAAAGAGTCCCATGGGACTTTCTGTTATCGTGGTCAAACTTACGTAAAGTAAATTGAAATTACATCTATAAATCTGTAGAGGACCTTGACGGGTCCTCTTTTTTTGTATATAATTAGTGGAGGATTATTCTTTTTTATGGACAAAGAAAAACTCAAGTTGATTATTAATAACCTTGAGTCTCTAGTGGGGTGTCTGAAGTCTGAAGTTTATTCTGATGTTGACATGTATACAACAGTGCAAGAAAACTTTGACGATCCTGCTGCAAATTATATACTAGATTACGACGAAGTTTTTGAGGATGATGATGGTTAGTGTATCTAAAAATTGGTATCATAGATATATTAATCTACCATTTACTATTGCCCCATTAGATATATTCAAGAAGAATGGTAGTAAGGTAAAGCATTTTTATATCAATGATTATCCTTTTTATCCCGTAGAAGATTGGTTTAATGATCTTGGTCTTACTCTTGGACTAAAAGAGGTTTTTTATACTCCACCATATTCTAAAATTCCTATTCATACTGATCATGGAATGTATACTCATCATGCAAAGATCAATATTACTTGGGGTCCTGATGATGGGGTGATACAATGGTGGAAATCTGATAAAACATATAGAAAGAAAATTGATGGTCATTCTGAGGTGACCTCTGAATATCATGACAATTTATGGGCAAATGAGGAAGACTGCGAATTTCTCTATGAAGTAAACACAAACAGACCAAGTTTAGTAAACGTTGGTATGTTGCATGGGACTAATAATCCAAGTCCTCTTGGGCGGTGGACTATTTGTTTTGTTCCATTAAATGAGAGGGGTCAATTTATTCATTGGAATAGTGCATTGGAAATTTTTAAAGATTATTTGGAGAATTAAATGAGCGCCAAACTTATTAGTGTTACACCTGATGCGGAGAAGCAGATTGCATACTGTGCCCGTGTCTCAAACCCCAAGAACCAGGAGAACGATAGTTTTGCTGGTCTCCTTAAGTATTGTATTAAACATCGTCACTGGAGTATCTTTGAACATGCATTCATGACGGTAGAACTAAATACATCACTAGCAGTGGCAACTCAAGTGCTTCGTCACCGTTCATTTACATATCAACAGTTTTCACAACGCTATGCTGATAGCAAGGAACTTCAATTAGAAATTCCTATTCCAGATCTTCGTCGTCAGGATACAAAGAATCGTCAAAATTCTATTGATGATATTAATCCACGCGATAAAGCATACATGGAAGCGATGATTGAGAATCACTTTAAGCAAAGTCTTGAAGTTTATAATGCACTGCTTGACAAGGGTGTGGCAAAGGAATGTGCTCGTTTTGTGCTCCCACAAAATACACAAACCAGACTCTACATGAGCGGAAATATTCGTTCATGGGCACATTATCTCGATTTGCGTACCGCAAATGGTACACAAAAGGAACACATGGAACTCGCTGAAGACATTCGTGCCATCTTCATTGAGCAGTTTCCAATTATCTCAGAAGCATTGGAGTGGAATTAATGGCAACATACCCTGTAAAGCACCAAGAGACTGGCGAAACTAAAGAAGTTGTCATGAGTATTCATGACTGGGATAAGTGGTGTGAAGATAACCCAGATTGGCAACGGTATTATACCCCAGACAACGCCCCATTATTGGGACTTGAAGTTGGTGAATGGAAAGATCGTTTGATTAAACAGAAACCAGAATGGAATGAGATCCTTAATAAAGCATCTAAAGCTCCTGGATCTGTAGTCACAAAGATTTAATTATGTATATTCTTGGAATCAATATATCACATCATGCATCAATATCTCTCTTGCATGATGGTGAGGTGGTATATTATATGGAAGATGATAGGTATAGTGGTAACAAGGAAGAAGAGTGGAAATATCATGATGAAAAGAGGTGTTTAGGGGACATTAAAAATTATACTACTCACCTAGATCATATTATATTTGCATCTTGGGGCAAGGCAGGTGAACATTGTGATAATGATTCAGATTTAATTGATAGTATTATTCGTGATCTATCAAAATATAATTTAAGTTTTGGTAAGATACATTATGAGTGGGAACATCACCTTTATCATGCCTGTAGTGCATTCTACGGTTCTGGATTTAATGAATCTGCTGCTTTGATTCTTGACGGAGGGGGAGTCTCATTCCTTGATCGTAAAGAAGGAGAATCTATGTACTACTTTACTGAAGGTAAGTATGAGGTTCTTAAAAAGGTTTATTATGGATGGGATGCACTTGAAGTAGATTATACTAATTATAAATTAAATGCTACTGATGTAATGTCTTCTACTATAAGTTGTGGGTGGATCTTTAATACTCTTCAGGGAGTTCTTGGTTTAGAACCAGGAAAAGTTATGGGTCTATCTTCTTATGGTAATTCTGATAGGTTTGACGATGATTGGTTTAAGTATGACAACGAAACTGAAACTTGGATTACTGACAATCAAAAAATATTAAATACATATAGGACATTGGCTGGAAACTCAAAATACACACCGTATGATGATGAACCTCCAAACATTGAAGGTCAAGCTGCCTCTGATTTGGCTAAAAAAGCACAAGAAGAGACAAGAGATCATACAATTCGATTGATTAAGCAATTGTTAAGTAAAACCAAAACAAAAAATATTGTATTGTCAGGCGGTTATTTTTTAAACTGCGTGAATAATTATGAATACTTGAAAGAGTTTCCAGATGTGAACTTTTACATCGATCCCGTATGCCATGATGGCGGCATCTCAATAGGTGCTGCTAAGTTTTTGTGGCATCATGTTCTAAATAAAAATCATCCCTCTAGGTAATTAAATTCTATGGCAAGGAAGAGAAAGACTGAACTACAACAAATTGGTGTTGGCATGACTGCTAAGCAGATGAAAAGGAAGAAACCAATTAACACGGACTTTTTACTTGACATCGAACCACTTACAGATAATCAAGCAACACTGTATGAATCATACAGTAATGATAAAAATCTTGTAGCATATGGTTGTGCTGGAACTGGTAAGACGTTTATTACTTTTTACAACGCCTTGCGAGATGTTCTTGATGAGAATACACCTTACGAGAAGATTTATATCGTTCGTTCTTTAGTTGCTACTAGAGAAATTGGATTCCTTCCTGGAACTCATGAAGATAAGGCAGACATCTATCAAATTCCATACAAGAACATGGTTAAATATATGTTCCAGATGGCATCTGATGCTGAATTTGAGATGCTGTATGGTAACTTAAAAACTCAGGGCAGCGTAAGTTTTTGGTCTACTTCTTTTCTTAGGGGAACAACCCTTGATAAAGCTATTATTATTGTTGATGAATTTCAAAACTTGAACTTTCACGAACTTGATAGTATAATTACTAGGTCGGGCGAAAACACAAAAATTTGTTTCTGTGGTGATGCAACTCAATCTGATTTGCAAAAAACTAATGAGAGGAATGGGATCGTCGATTTTATGAAGATTCTTAGAGTTATGCCATCTTTTGATATTATTGAGTTCGGTCTTGATGACATTGTAAGATCAGGTCTCTGTAAAGAATACCTCATTGCAAAACATGAATTAGGTTTTTAATGTTTGATCACGTTGAAATTGATTTGCCTACTCTAAGTCGCGAGACTATTGATGGAGTTCGTTTTTATTCTGTTCCAGATGGTGGGGATCTTCTAAAGTTGGTCTCCATTACCTCTGTCACTAGTCATAAAAATCGTGAGATTTTTATTAACTGGAGAAAAAAAGTTGGCAATGCAAAGGCTGATAAGATTACTAAGCAATCTACAAGCCGTGGAACAGATATGCACACGCTTACGGAATATTACTTAAAAAATAGTGATCTTCCAAAAGTTCAACCTCTGTCAGAATATCTTTTCAAGATTGCCAAACCAGAGTTGGATAAAATTACTAATATTCACGCGCTAGAAAGGTCTCTATATAGTAAGGTGCTAGGTATCGCTGGCACCGTAGACTGTATTGCTGAATTTGATGGTGAGTTAGCAATTATTGATTTTAAGACATCAAAAAAACCAAAACCAGTAGAATGGGTTGAGCATTATTTTGTTCAGTGTATGGCATATGGATGTATGCTCTATGAACTTACTGGTATTAGTGTAAAAAAACTTGTCATTATTATGGCATGTGAAGACGGAGACTGCGTTGTTTATGAAGAACATGACAAAACAAAATACATCAAGTTACTACAAGAATACATTAGAGAGTTTGTTAACTACAAGCTGGAGACTTATGCCGAGTAAAATCGAAGATGAATTTGAAAAGGCACTAGAGAAAAAGTTTTTTTGTCCTGCTAAGTTCGCTCAAGAAATTGAGATTTTAGTTAGAGACAATAGAGAGATGAATTACATTGATGCTATCGTTCATTTTTGTGAACGTAATAGTATTGATTTAGAATCTGTACCTAAACTTATATCTAAACCACTCAAAGAAAAGATTAAATGTGATGCGACGGAGTTGAACTTTCTTAAGAGAACTTCCATGGCGAAATTGGTTTTTTAATTAAGAAAAAGTCGAGAAATTTATCGCGGGGAAAATTGCGTGAAAACCCTTTTTGTAAAAATGACTCCCTTTGACGTATATAAAACATATCTTGCAATGAAGAATCACTTCACAAAAGATAAATACGACTACCACAAATATTGTGGTAAAACTCGTGCTTCCCTTCAATCTTTTTATAGGCGGAAGGATAGGTATTGGTTTGAGAAAATGAGTAGGCAAAAAAACGACAAAGAAGTTGTAGATTTTTTTGTATCTAATTTTGTCAATTCTGGAGAAAGTGTTTGGATTGGGCAGATGATCCAAGAAGGAGAATCTGCATACACTGGATGGCAAAAAAGAGTTCAAAGTTTGAGTTATCTTTTCAGAGAGGAAGTTGAAAATATGATTGTAAATACTGATTTGGATTCTTTGTTTGAATCTAAATCTGGTCAACATCCGCGAATACTTAAGTTACATCTTCAGGGGCATATATCTATTGAGACTTTGATTATTCTTGATCGTATCTTGGCATTTAAAAATAATTTTGATAAAAAATTAAATGATCCTGTTTGGGAGACAGTATCTAAAACAATGAGGAAGTATGATCCTTTCCTAAATATCGATATATTTAAATTTCGCAAAATTTTAAAGGACTGTGTTTTATGACGTTTTTTGATTCTGATGTTGTAAGGGCAGAAATTGTCCATATCAATGAACTTCAAGAAAAACTTTACAGCAAGATGTTTAGTTTTTATACTATGGGTAAACAGGATAAACTTGATCATGTTGAGTTACTAAAAACTCTTATCGACAAGCAAAAAATACTTTATGCTAGATTGTCCCTATCAGACGATCCAGAAGCAATAAAAATGAAGCATAATATCGTTAAATCTGCTACCATGCTTGGGATGCCCGAAAATGTGGATATGAATGTGATTTTTAGTAATATGGAAAAACTGATCGATCACATGAAAGATCAGGTCGAGCAAACTGGAAATATTGATTGACAACTACGGGCACTTGCACTAATATAGGTCCGTACTCGCCGCAAGTGCCTAGAGTACATAAAGGCCAAATACAAAACAAATACGAGGTAATACGAATGTCTTTTGCTAATCTCAAAAAACAGTCTTCTCTTGGATCTTTGACTTCCAAACTAGTCAAAGAGGTTGAGAAGATGAATAGCAACTCTAGTGGCGGTGATGATCGTCTCTGGAAACCTGAAATGGATAAGACGGGTAATGGTTATGCCGTTATTCGATTCCTTCCTGCTCCTGATAGTGAAGATCTTCCATGGGTGAAGATGTACTCTCATGGATTCCAGGGTCCTGGTGGTTGGTATATTGAGAATTCTCTGACTACTTTAGGTCAGAAAGATCCTGTATCCGAATATAATCGTACTCTTTGGAACAGTGGAGATAATAGCAACAAAGAAATTGTACGTAAGCAAAAACGTAAATTGTCATATTATAGCAATATTTACGTTGTGAAGGATCCTGCTAATCCTCACAATGAAGGGCAAGTTTTCTTGTTCAAGTTTGGTAAAAAAATCTTCGATAAGGTTATGGCAGCAATGCAACCTGAATTTGAAGATGAGACTCCTATTAATCCATTTGATTTTTGGCAAGGTGCGAACTTCAAACTGAAGATTCGTAAGGTTGATGGTTATTGGAATTATGATAAGTCTGAATTTGATTCTACTAGTGTTCTACTAGATGATGATGACGCTCTTGAAGCACTTTGGAAGAAGGAGTATTCTCTTACTGCCATGACTGCTCAAGATCAGTTTAAGTCTTATGAAGCACTTCAGACACGTCTGGATTATGTTCTTGGACGTAAAGGATCTTCTCGTAGGCAAGATGAGGAACTTCAGGGTGAAGATGATATGCGTGGTAACTTCACGCCTAGTTTTGGTGGACGCCAAGAAGAGACTCAACTACCTGCGGAATTGAAGAAAGAACTTAACGATCTTCCTTCAAGCGGCGGATTTAATTCTCCTGATATTATGGCGAAGGATTCTTCTAACTCTACTGAAGAGGAGGATGATGCTTTGAGTTACTTCCAAAAACTTGCTGAGAGTTAATATACTTACTCATATAATCTAGGGTTATCACCCCTCTTAAGGTTCTGAGACACAAATTGTCCAGAACCTTTTTTGTATGGCATGATATCGTCAAGATCATTAAAAAGAATACTTAAGAATTCTGGTTTAAGTAAATAAATACTTCTTTTATTTGCTTCTACTCTGTCTTCATACTGATAATTTGTAATTGCTGTTGCTGCTACTGCACCAGGAATTTCTAGTAAGTCATCTTTTATGTCATCATAATAAACTGTTCCGAAAGTAATTCTTCTTCTCCAGTTAAATCCGTCAAATTTCCATTCCTGACCATTTCTCTCAAATACTTCATTTTTTGATGGGAGGTATAGTGGTCCTGGTTTACTAAAGAATACCTGGGGAATGGAGTTATATCCTCTTCCGTTGTCGATAATTTTTATTTCCTTTATAAGTCCATTCTCTGCTTTTATATTTGCTCTTGCTGTGATGGCAGAGAGTGGATCTTCTATTTGTATAGTTGGTGCAGTTCTATAGTTATAACCACGATCTTGCATTACAATACCAACGACTGATCCATTTGTGACTAGAGTATAACCTGTTGCCGTTCTATGGGGGATTGGTGGTTGTATTTGTATCACTGGTGCTGGTGTTGAGGTATATCCAGCTCCAGGTTTTGTCACATTTATGCTGAAAATAGTTTCTGCTCTAGTTCCTACACCTACAGTAGCAGTTGCTGTTGCAGTTACATCAGTATCATAAGTGTAAACTTTTCTATTGATAGAACCACCAATAAAAAATAGAGTTTCTGTTGCATTTGTATATACATCTAATGGGGTAGAGTCTCCACTAGCATTTTGTACGTTTAGTACTCCTAGTAATGATAATCCACTAATATCCCATGCTGTTGTCAATGTTATAACAAATGTTGAGTTATTGTCTGTACCAGAAACATATAGTTTTGTTCCGTCATCTTTGAAGGAAAATCCACGAATAGAAGATTCGTTAGGTATACAGATAGTTGAGATATTTGCTATTTGAACTGGGAGTGGGAACATAGATCCAATATCCCAGTTTGAAGTTAGTTGATATTTTTTGATCTTATCTGGATCTTGAATATCAAGAATAAAAATATGTTCTCCAGTATCTTGTATTCTTACTCCAGACATCGCTGGCATAGATATACTAACATCTAATGATGCTGTACTAATATCCCATGCTGTTGAAAGGTCATATTGTGCTAATTTATTACCAGCGTTTGTAAGACCACTTACATACATTCTGGTTCCATCTGGTTTAAATTCGATTCCAGTGCAGTATTCAAAGACTAGTCCATCAAAATTTAATGTTCTCGTTCTAAGAAGAGAACCTGTTGACATATCATGTGCAGATGACAGCTCATATTGTTCAATAATTCCAGAAGTATATGTATTTGCTCCATGTGCAGTGAACAGTCTTTTTCCAGTAGCATTTAAGAACATACCCTCAAATCCACTCTCTACTGTGAATGAACTAGCAGATATAAAAGCTGCACTCTCAATGATATTTGGTGGTGGTGGAAATGTAACTATTGGTGTAAATGTGTATCCATCTCCAGCAGATGTAATTCCAACACTTAAAATAGATCCTCCAACACCAATAACAGGTTCTAATACTGCAGTAATTGTTGGTGGTGGATCACTAAATGTTGCTATTGGTTGAAAGTTATATCCACTGCCAGTATCGATAATTGTTATTTGACCAACTTCTCGTTCATCTGGAAATACATTTAGTTGACAAGATGCAATACCAGTTATTGGAGATGGTGGATCTTCTATTGTTACTTCAGCAAATCCAGTATACCCAGATCCAGCATTTACTAATGTCAACTTTGTTACTTGTCCACTATTTGAATTATACTCTGCAGTTGCTTCTGCAAAATCTCCAGGAATTTCTGAGGGCAAAACAATATTTGGATCTAATTCAATTTCATATTCTGGTGCTTTGAAAAATCCTTCATTTACTTCTACACCAGACTCTACAATAGTGTAACCATCCAATGTAGTTGTTTTTACTGTCTCATAGTGATGTATTCCACCATATAATTCTTCATAAGATCCATACTTATCTAAAAGGAATTTATCAAGTGCCTGTTGAGTTTTTGGCCACTCGTCATAAACATTTTGAATATTATTTGATAATAAAACTACCCAGTCCAAACTTGGATCTTTGTATATTTTATCTGCTACTTCATCAGGTCTTTCTTCACCTTTGATTTGATATTTGTTAAAATAACTTAAATTTGAAAATACGTCTTCTCGTATTTTTGCTCTTTTGAATAAATTTTTGACAACAGTATAGTCACTTAAAGTTGACCTTTCATTATCTCTAGATATATACTCAAGAAATGGTACGTGACTGAAATAATTTGCCATTTTTTAGTAACCGATTGGGTGATCATCTGCTTTTTCATCATCATAATCTTTGGAATATACTGGAGTAAGTTCCATAAAACTCATTGTGAGATTGTATGAGAACATTGCACCTATACCATCATCACCAACGGTCATATATGTGCCATCTGGTGTATAGTCAACAGAAAAGTTCTGAAGAGCACAATCTTTGATTAGATTTATGCCAGGATGAGAATTAGCGCCCTCATCCTTATGTATATATTCTATGCGAAATACATTTGGCGCTTTTAAAAACAATGCTGATTCTGTTGTTCTTGCTGCCATATTAACTTTAAAAAATCTGATGATTTTTTTAATTTCCTTAGCTTCACTATCACTTCTAGGCATAAGTTTAAATGAAAATGTAAATGCTCTTAATTGAGGACCATTAAATAAAAGTTCTGTATTTGGGTTAAATATTGCTCTTGATGTTCTGGGTAATATATTTGCACCAATAGCAGACTCAGTGACGGATGCTTTAAGTGCTGCTTTTACACCAGGCGCGTGACCTACCACATTACCCGCTACTTTCGTAAACGCATCCATTAATCCTGGACCACCCTCTTGGATGGTTCCCATTGCAATTTGAGCACCAGCAATTTGTAATGGATTTATTACTTCTTCATTCCAACCAACACCATTTGAATCTGATATTCCACCTTGTATTGGTAAATATACTGATTTCCCTATGATTTGTCCAGGGTTGTATGATATTGCAAAGCTATTTGAACTGACTTGTGCTGGTTCATATTTAACTGCAGAGAACCTTATGTAATCTGATTGCAAATATGTTGGACTATTAGATGGGTATTTTAAATCATCTGAAAGACCACTTGCCACTTCGGATGCAGTCTGAACGTCATCTATATCTATAGAACTAAGAGATGCCCCTGTTATTGATGAACCATCATTATCCTCAGCACCTGGTAGAGGAATTGCATCTGGATCTGCTACTGGAAGTGGATCTTGAAGAGCAGTTGCGACTTGAACAGGTGATGGTGGTTTCTTATTAATTTGCTGATAACCATTTTGATAAGTATATGCTCTAGTCCGCTCTATATCTGCCCTAGTTGCGGCATTATTTGCTATATTGCTGACTGTACTGGCTGTATAATTCTCCTTTGCATATTTTGTTGGTTCATATGTACCATCCTTTTCGTTTCTTGTTGCAATCCTTTTTGCAGGATCAAGTAGTTTGGGTGTGCGATTGAGGATACCTTCATACTCTTGTTCATAAACCGCTGTTATTTTTGTTTTGGGGTTATAGGTAGTAACATATACGACTCTAGTATTAGCAGCAGCTTTAGCATCTGATGGTAAAGTTAAATTTATATTGGTATTACTTTTTTCTGGTGGTTTCGGTTTTGGTTGCGACAGTACGTGGGGTGGAGAGATCCATATATCTTCATTAGCATCAGGCAGAGCAACTTCGTTTCCGTCCTCATCCTCTCCTGGCTTAAATGCTGCACCTATTTTAGTTATGTTTGCGGGAGTTGCCATAGTTATCTATTTAAAGTGGTTGTCATTTTTTCCATAACCTTTGTATATTCTTGCTCCTCGCAACATGTTCCTAAAAGATCGATTATTCTTTTTCCAAACATCTCTAACATTTGCTGGGAGAGATTTGCCATTTTTTATGGTGACAAAATCTTCAATAGGCAAATTAGATGCAGTAATCCATTCATCAATAGAAATGTCTAAAAGTAGACCTCTTATTTGACTTATATTATATTTAGATATCGAATTATATGGCAATCTCAACTTATCGTTTTTTAAATTCTCTACAACAATCCTTCTTTTTATTGGATGAATGAAGTGTAAATTGCATCCTTGAAATGTTCTACCATCAGATTTTATGCAATATACTAGTGGGAATGGATCAAATATCGACACATTATCTTTTTCCGAAGTATATTCAAACATAAAAAGATGTCCTTGTTTGGGAAATCTTCTTAGTAAATTGTTGTCTCTTTGATCTTCTTCTTCACTATTGTCTTTTCTTTCTTCCCTGACAAAAAGATCTGGTTGAGATGCATATCTTTTGGTTAATCTTCGGAATGCTCTTCTATAGAAGAATGGAGATCTTCCTTCTTCTATAGATACTTCTTCTTTTAAATCTTCAAACAGGGTCATTTGATTCCTAGTTCGTCTTCTGTTATGATTTTAAATTCTAATTTTCTATCTTTGCACCATTCTTCTGCCGCCTTCCACTTTGCTTTATTAACTTCATACGTCTTTGCTTCATAGATAAATGATTTTGTTACCCTAGTTTTTCTTTTTGGCGGTTGAGTTTGTTTTTTTGGTTTTACTTCAATTACATATGTTTTTGTAGATCCTTTTTTCTCTTTTACTTTAATTAAAAAATCTGGAAAGTACCTATGAACACGTCCATCAAGGGGGGATTTGTATGGGATACAAAATTCTTCGCTTGCCCACTCAATTATATTTTCATTTAGATCGCACCAGGCGCAGAATTTGCGCTCCCAACTACTTCTGCATATAATGTTGTTTGGATTACCCTTATATTTTTTGGGATGTGATGGGTAATATTTACTTTTTATACTTTCCTTCATTAAGTTGTCTACATATAATATAGATGTAATAACTTTATTTAGATGCCAAATATAGGGATCAATGCAGGCGTATCCATGAATACGTTAAAAAGTAGAATATTGAATCCTGCGTTTACTTCAGTATATTCTGTACTTATACAAGCGCCAACTTTAGTATCTGGTGGTGAGGGGGGAAGTTCTGCGACAGGACTTGATCGAGAATTATTTGAACTTACCTGTATAGAAGCATCTTTACCTGGATCTAGTATTGCCACGGTAGAGACAAATAGAGATTATCATGGTATTGTTGAGAGACATGCATATTCTAGATTATTTGATGAAACTATAGAATTGACTTTTTTGGTTACTTTAGATAGTAATTATCGCCAGATTAGATTTTTTGATTTTTGGATGAAGTATATTGTTGGTGAAAATACTTACACCGATAAGGAATTAAGAAATAAAGTTAATCAAAGAGCAAAATACCCAGATTCGTATAAAACTGGAATGAAAATTGCAAAATTTGAAAAAGATTTGGGTTCTGGCAAATCTTCTGGTGCAAATGCCGTAGTCTACAATTTTGTAGATGTATTTCCCAAATCTATGAATAGTATTCCAATTACTTATGAATCTAGTCAATTATTAAAAGTTACAGTATCTATGTGTTACACTAGATACTTTATTGATCGGAGTCAAGGTCAAACTGATAATAACTTTAATGCATTTGGATCAAGTAGTTTGTCTCCAGGAAATCCTGAAGTTCCATTCGATTTTACGTTTGATAGTGATTTCAGTAGTACAAAGTATTACGATCCAAAATTTGCAGATGTATTCAATAATAACTCAAGCACTACTTTTTCTAATGACTCATTGTTTAATAATGATTTTGATTTTACATCAGGATCTTTCCTTAATTGAATATAAATAAAAACAAATGAATTTGATTTATGCCATTACCTACTATATCAACTCCCACATATGAGCTTGAGTTGCCTTCCACTGAACAAACTATTGAATATAGACCATTTCTTGTAAAAGAGGAGAAATTGCTGGTTTTAGCACTAGAGAGTGAAGATACTAAGCAGATAACCACGGCAATTAAAACCGTAATCAAAAACTGTATAAAAACTGATGGTATTCGTGTTGAGTCTTTGCCTACCTTTGATATTGAATATCTCTTTTTAAATATTCGTGGCAAATCTGTTGGTGAAGAATTGGAAGTTAATGTTCTTTGTCCTGATGATGAAGATACATATGTTCCAGTTAAGATTGATATTGATGATATAAAAGTTTCTAAAAACACTGAACATTCTAAGAATATTCAAATTGACAATACTCTTGCAATGGAGATGAAGTATCCATCTCTTGACCAATTTATTAAAAGTAATTTTGATTTTAGTGATAATATTAGTGTTGAACAATCATTTGATTTAATCGCAAGTTGTATTAGTCAAGTTTTTACTGCAGAAGAGTCCTGGGCGGTTGAAGATTTGACTAAAAAAGAAGTTGTAGAATTCTTAGATCAAATGAATTCTTCTCAATTTAAAAAGATTGAGAAGTTTTTTGAGACTATGCCTAAACTGTCACATGAACTTCAAGTGACAAATCCAAAAACTAAGAAGAAGAGTACAGTTGTTCTTGAGGGATTATCAAGTTTTTTCGCATAGCCCTCTCCCATATGGATTTAGAGAATTATTTTAAATTAAATTTTGCGTTAATGCAGTATCATAAATATTCATTAACTGAGATTGAGAATCTGATTCCATGGGAGAGAGAAGTTTATGTTGCGTTATTGAAGGCTCATCTGGAAGAAGAGAAATTAAAAGCTGACCAACAGCGAGCAAATAGCTAATGGCCAATAAGTTACCCAAGTTTTTAACCGAATTTATTACCTATTCCCGTCTTGTAAAGAGAAAGCAGGGGTTTAGGAAGTCCGTTGCCAGTTATATGGAACGGTCGAAAATTCTTATTGGGGATGCTTATGATGTAGATTATGATAGAGTAGTAGATATATTTTTAAGAGAATGGGATAAGTCTGAGAAAGATTATCCGTCTCCATCAATTATTAGCCCACAAAATATAAAGGAATTTGATCTTTTTAATCAATATTCATTATATCTTTGGGAATATTATGTTGTAAATGCTTCTCAAGAACCTCCAAAACCTAAATCACCACCAAAAGTACCTGAAGTAAAGAAACCAAAGGTAGAGGAACCCCCTCAAGTTGAATCTGAGGGTGAGTTTGAGGGATATGGTGATGAAGATGATATGATATCCATGGGGGATCTAACTCCCAGAGCTCTAAAACTTTATGATGGTGTTACAGAGGAAGATCTTGTTGGTGAAGATGTTGATGAAAGAATATTAAAAATTATTGGAGAAGAAGATGCGATTGATATTGATTACGGTACTTACCAGTCTCTGTTAAAAGAGGAAGTAATTAAATCTACCTTAGGCAAGTCTAATATTGCTAGGGAAGAGGAAATGCTCCTAGCAGAAGAATTTAAGAGAATCAAGGGTAAGGTTGGTCGCTTTAAGATCAATAAAAAAAGAATTAACACTGGTTCTGGATCAGCAACTGCACCATTAAAGCAGGCAAAGAATTTTATTACTGGTGCTCCAGAAGAACCTCAAAAATTATTGCCTCCTGCTACAGCAGAGAAAAAACAGAGAAAAGCGTCACTTGCAGAAAATATATCTGCTATCCGTAAAACTTGTGATTCTATTTTGAAGTTGATGGAGGGTCAATACTCCGCCATCCGTAAGCAACTTCAATCTGAAAGAAGACTGAAGGAGAATAAACGCAGATCAAATAGGGAGAGTGGGTTAGAAGCAGGTGTCAAAAAGACGATGGCAATTGCCAGAAAAGTTCTTAGTCCAGTATTTGACCTTCTTGGTAAGATTATCAACTTTCTTGGTACTGTATTGCTGGGAAGAATTTTATTTTTATTGATAGACTGGATATCCAAAAAAGAAAATCAAAAGAAAATTAAAAGTCTTATAAGATTTATTGGGGATTGGTGGCCAGCATTATTGGCTGGATATTTACTATTCTTTAATCCTATTGGTAGACTAGTAAGAACAGTTTTGGGGACAATTGCAAAACTAACATTAACAATTGCCAAGAAAGGTATACCAAAACTTTTACGACTAATTAAATCAAATCCTATTGCCGCAGCTGCTGTTATTGGTGGTATTGCTGCATTTGGTGGTGCATATTTTGCCTCTCAAAGAAATGATAGACTACGGGAAGAACAAAATGCTAAAGATGATGCAGGAACAGTAACTCCTGCAGAAACTAAGGCAACTGGACAAATTCCCTCTGGTTCTCAGTTATTGGGAGAGCAAATAGGACAGAGAGGAATGAATGCGTTCTCTGGTGGAGGTAAAATTACAAAAAGAACTTTACCTAGGGGTGGTAAAGTCAAGGGATCTACTGGTAAGAGAGTAAGGGGTGCTGGTAAGGATACTCAAATGATTATTGCACAACCAGGAGAGGTTGTGATATCAAAGAAGGCAGTAGATAAGTATGGTGCTCCATTCTTTTTAGATCTCAATAAAGCAGGTGGCGGTACTAATAAACCTCAATGGGCACCTTTTGGCAATATAATGACCGCACAGGGTGGTGGTTTAATTCCAATAGACGTTCAACGTGAAGGTAATAAAAGAGGTAGGAGAACTTCTTCTATCATTATGGATGATACCAATCATCCTGAACATACTAAAGCGGTGAATAATGAACCTGGATTTACTCTTGATGATTATGTTCAAAAGGCAATTGGTGAATTAATGAAGCAGGGATGGAGAAAACCTGTTGATAGTATGACTGATTATGAAAAGTCGTGGAATACTGATCGTAATTTAATGCCAGATCCAACATCTCTGTCAATTCCTTCAAAACCTATTGCTGGTGATATGACTGGAAGTGAGTCTGGTTATCAACGTAGAGTTAGTTTCCGTAGAAGTCAGAAGTCAAAACCCTCACAGGTTAAACCTAAGGAATCTGGTGAGGATATGATGGGTCCACCAGATACAAAACAAGTTACTCCAAGTACTAGTGCGGCATTTACTGGGGTTATGCCAACACAAAGTAGTCTAAAATCTGCTCCAACCAAAAAACCTATAGCAACTCTTACTTCTGGGGGAACTATGACAGTACCTCCACCCCCTCCATCACCAAAATCAAATATTATATCGATGGATAAGAAGATGGCCAAACCGAAAAGAACTGGATCTAGTTCCTCTGGGGGAAGGGAGATAGATCATTTTTCATCCTCTCAGCAAAATGAATCTAGAATGATGAATATATCAATTTATGGATTGATGGGGGTAGGTTGATATGGCAATAACTGCAGATAAACTTTTACCTGGTGTTGAAAGTGGTGGAAATGTTGTCTTAACTGTACCTACAAAGATATCTTTACCTTCTGCAAAGATTGTACCTGGATCGAAGGAAAAGGGTGTATTGGGTGTTGTTAACATTGTAAAGGGTGGTGATGATGCGGAGGATAAAGAAAAATCTGGTCAGGTAAGTGACAATACAAAAGATGATGTTGCCGAGATACGTGCAACAACTAAGAAGATACATGTTATACTTAAAAAAAGTGTAAAAATAAATCTTCAAAAAATAAAATTACAGAAAAAGAATAAAGAGAATTTAAAGAGAAAAAAAAGAGAGGACTCTATGGAGTCCAAAGATGGCGATGATCGTTTAAACAAAAAAGGTAAAATTGAATTACCAAAAATAGGATTTTTTGAAAGAATTAAAAATTTCTTCAAACAAATTCTTGGTGGATATCTTCTTATGAAATTGGTAGATTATGTACCACAAATGGTTCAGTTTGTCAAATTCATACAACTTGGTAAAATATTTGATTTTATCGTTGATTTTTCAATAGGTCTTTTTGATAAATTGGTATCTTTTATTGATATTGGATATGGTGTTGTTGATAAAGTCAATGGGATAACTGAAAAACTTTTTGGTGAGGATGCTGCTGACAAATTAAAATCTTTTGAGGGGTTATTTGTAAAATTCATGAATCTTGCAATCATCGCTGCCATGGTAGGTAGTGGTGGATCTAATCCTCTAGGTGGTGGTAGGGGTGGTAGTAGAGGTGGTGGTGGAATTAATAGTAGGGGTAGATTTAACAGAAATGGTATACGTACTGATAGATCTAATGGATTTAATGATAGAGTAAGTCGTAATAATACGTCATTAACCAGATCAGGAAATACTTTAAACAATCAAAGAATGATTAGGGGTGGAAGTACTTCTAATGCCGCCGCTGCCAGGTCACAGCAGGATCTTGGGAGAAGATATCAGCGAAGGTTTGGTAAAAGGGCTGCTCAACAAAGATTTGGACAGGCTTTTGGTAAGGTTGGCAAAAACGTAGCTGCTAAAGGTGCTAGAAGAATTGCGGGTAAAATACCTATTGTCGGTCCTTTGATTGACTTTGGTATTAGAACTTTAATATTTAAAGAACCAGCTGGTAAGGCAGCAGCTGCTGCTGTAGGTATGGCTGCAGGTCAGGCACTTGGTACATTTCTTGGTGGTGCCATTGGTGGTATTGTTGGATCTGTTGTTCCTTTTGTTGGAAATCTTCTTCTTGGTGCTGCGGGATCAACTATTGGTGGATTAATTGGTGGTGTTATTGGTGATCAAATTGGAGTAAGTCTTTATAATGTACTTGTTGGTAATGAGGGTGAAGGTATTGAGGCAAAAGCGGAGGGTGGAGTAATTGGTAGTGAGGCAGATGAGAAGAGGGAGAAGGAAGCAGAGCGAGAAAGACTGAGACGTGCTAGAATTTTTCAGTTCACTCCTTCAAGAGGTGAGAGTCCAGCAGAATCTGATTTGAGGAAGGCACCTGACGAACGAAGTATATTTCAAAAGATATTTGGTATTGTTGAAAAGGGTGGACCTTTAGATTTAATTAAAAAAGTTAGGAGGAGACTTCATCAAAGAAATAATAGTATGCTCGCTAAGATTATGGGTCTTGGTGTTGATTTACTTTCTGGGAAAAAGGTTGATAGAAGAATAGTTCGTGATATTGCTAAAAATCTAACAACTTTCTTTGACGCTGCTTTACCTGCTCCTATGAGTGCATTAAGACAACTTCTTCAAAAGTTGTCTGTAGGTGGTATGGTTGTTGAATCTCCTTCAGTAAAAAATCGTAGACTTAATGACATTGGTAGAAGTATTGAGAGTTCGTTTAATCGCGATGTTTCTAGAGTTAATAGTGGTGTATTAAATGATATTAGGGAGACTAGTTCTAATACTGTAAGAGGACCAATCAGAGCATCTGGACCTGATCCTAATAATCCTAATACTTATAATAACAGAACTGGTGGATCACAATTGCCAACGCAAGCTGGTCTAACTTTGCCTGGGTCTAGTAAATTGATTGCTTTGAGGGGAAATTCTGGAACTGTTAAGTATGGTGGGGTAGAAAATGCACCATTGGCGTTATCCTACAGTATGTTTGCACAGGGGTCTGGAGCCTCAGTTACATCTGGTATGGGTTATAGGAGGTGGAGCAACTCAAACCACCAAGGATATGACATTGGTGCCCCTGAAGATACTCCAATGTATGCATATCTAGATGGTGAAATAATTGATGCTAATAAAACAATTGGTTCAGCAGATGATGGTGGTTATGGATATTGGATGATTTGGAAAGATTCAAAGCATAATGCATATCACTTCTTTGGGCACTTACATAGACCAATTGGTCTAAATGTTGGCGATCAATTTAAGGCAGGTGCATTACTTGGTAATGTTGGTGGATCTGCTAGTGGTGAATTGAGAAAGTGGGGTCCTCACTTACATTGGGAAATTGCAAATTCTACTAATGGTTTAGGTGTAAATGGTGGAAATGGAACTTTAGATCCTGGTAATTGGGTAAATACTCATGGAGCAGGACAAATTAAACCCAAGGTTGCATCTAATTCACCAACACTTCAACCAGTTTCTTATACTGCACCTTATGAGGAACCTTCAACTACATTACTAGTTGTTAGAGAAGAAGTTCCTGTAGTTATATCACAACCTTCTTCACAAAATAGCAGAGCACTCGTAATTCCACAACAACACAGAACACCAGCAGTACAAGTATAAAAATGTCAACTCCACTTCAAGCATCACAATCTGGTAATATTAGTAAACTTGAGATTACATCAAAATCTGGAGATATAGTTGATGTTTCTGCTGGTGTAGTTCTTTGTGATTATTATGAGAGTATATTGGATAGTTCAGTCAGGTTTAGTATTGTTATAGTTGATACTGGTAATACTAGTGATGGGAAAAAGAATAGCATTACCATTCTTCAAGATCTTAAACTTACAGGATCTGAGAAAGTCAATCTTACGATTGAGGACAACTTAGGAAATAAACTGAAATTTGCTGGAGATAATGATCTATATATTTTAGAAATACGTAACATAATATCTTCTGCAGAAAACACTATATTTACTCTGGATCTTGTGTCTAGAGAGTTGATTGCTAATGATTTGTTAGCATGTGAAGTGTATAAACGATTTGATGGAGAAATTAGTCAGTCTGTAGCTTTAATTCTAAATGAAAATTTAAAAACTAAAAAAAATATTAATCTGGATGCAACCGCAAATGTTCACAATTTTGCTGGTAAAGGTAAGAAACCATTTACTCTATTAGCAGAAATTGCTACAAAAGCAGTATCTCAATCATCTGAAAGCAGTGCTGGATATCTGATTTACGAAACTTATGAAGGATTTAATTTTAGATCAATAGATACTTTATTCGATGATGGGGAGGAAAACTATAAGTCATTTATATATAACTCTACAACAGAATTGCCTGGTGGATACGACGGAAAGATAATTACTTTTGACGCTAATAAGACTGTAAATGTGAGGCAAAATCTTGTTGCTGGTACTTATGGATCTAAATTGGAGACATTTGATACATATACCCACATTTTTAATACAAAATCTCAAGAGATTGGTAGTGATGAGCAAAAGATTCATGGTGGTTCAGAAGTTGCAAAATTAAATGATGAATTTGAGTCTGAATTTGCAACAGATGGTCAACTTGCTTCTAGAAGATTTACAAGAGTAGACGCTAAGGGAGAATTTCCAGATGGAAATGTTAAAGAACAGATTGAAAAACAGAGGGACTCAAATCTTATCTTAGAAGAGGTTATTTTGCAGTCTGCAATGACTTATAATAAATTATTCTCATTAAGTGTGGAAATTGTTGTCGTAGGTGATTATTCTTTAAGGGCGGGACAATTGGTACATTGTGATTTTCCAGAACAAAGTTCAAAAGATCAAACTGGCATTGATAAAGAATTGAGTGGATTGTATATAATATGTGATATTTGCACTCACTTGACATCAAAGACTCTTTTGACTAAGATGCATTTAATTCGAGATTCTTATGGTAGAGTACCAAAGAAAAATAACACTTCAAATTCTTCATCTGAATCACAAAGTAATTGGGCAAATCTAATTGGATCTTCGGGTAACTTTAACATTAAAGATTTTACTGGTCAATCTGGTAAATATTGATTTATCTCCTTGATTTAATGACCTTAACTTTAATCCTGACAAATACAAAAATTTGATCTTTAATCCCTATAAATAACATTAACTCCATCAACTATTATGGAAAGTATCGAAGAGCATATTGAAAAGGATAAGGAGATCTTAGACAATCCTATGATCTCTCCAAATCAACGTCGCCATATTGAAGGTGAATTGCATGAATTGGAAGATTACGTGGAACATCATAAAAAAGAGATTGAAGCAGGAGATCATCATGATCCCACACCTCTAGAATTATATTGTGATGCAAATCCATCAGAACCAGAATGTTTGGTATACGAGGATTGATTTAAATGCCCCAAGGAAGTATATTTAATCCACTTTTTACATCTGATCAACCTTACAACTATTGGCAGGGTATTGTCGCTCCTAGAGAGACCTGGGAGAGAGATGGTGAACTGTTGGAGGGGAGAGAGGCTATAAAAAATTATGGATTTAGAGTTAAGGTTCGTATTGAAGGAGTTCATCCTGCGGACAAAACCGAATATCCTGATGCACAACTTCCTTGGGTGCAAATAAATCTTGGTAGTCTTGGAAGTGGACATAAAAGAACTGGTGGGTCAATTGGTATAACTCAGGGTTCACAAATATGGGGGATGTGGATTGATCCTGTAACCAAATCTGGTCCAATGCATATTGGAACGATTGGTAATAATGACCATCTGCTTCTTCCCAGAAAACAACGAGATAATAGGGGTTTTGATCCTTTTAGTGGATTTGATACATCCAGTGATAGAGCTCCTGGGTATTCTATAGCAAATTTTCAAACAAATTTATTTGAGGGCATATTTTATCCTAATATGTCAACTTTGTCGGATACCACTATGATGCAGGAACCTGCATATGCTTTACAATCTCCGACTGCCTGTGAAAAGGTTCCTATGACTTCTATTCAGAAGTCTATGCAAGAATTGATTGCAAAGATTGAGAGAGCAACTAACCAACTTAATACATGGCAGGATGCTGCTCAGGGGTGGATTTCTGAGAAGCAAGAATGGATTCAGGAACAGATTAGTACAGCGTCTGAGTTTGTGTCACTTGGGTTAAAAGACTTATTTAAAAACATTAGAAAATTTGTTGAGGAGGAGATAAATAAACAAACTAAAAAACTATATGAGTTAATTAATCCACCAGACAGGGACAAGGCAAAGGTTGCAAAGGATGCTATTATTGAGTTAATTGTCTGTCTTTTTAATAAGATGATCGGCAATCTGAAAGGTCTTGTTGGCAATTTCCTTAGTAAAATGTTGGATAGGTATATTAATGTACCTGCATGTGCCGTTCAGAACTTTGTTGGATCTCTTCTTGGTAGCACTTTAGGAGCATTAAGTGGTGCTATTGATTCCATTATTGGTTCTTTATCTTCTTTGATTGGTGGGGCATTTAGTCTTGTAAATGGAATTCTGGGAATTTTGGGTCAAATTGCAGGTTTTCTTGCATGTGAAGAAGACCAAGAATGTCCAGAAACAAAAGAGTGGAATATTTTTGAAGGATCAAAACCCCCAACTACTTTTAACATAGAAGGGATCATTAGTAGTGCAAAAAGTCTAGCTGCAAATGCTGCAAATTTGGTTGATATTGATAATATTGCTAGTATTGATTTTGGTGAGTTAATTGATAGTGCAGTAAATTCTGCAAATGGGTGTAATGTTGGTCCTGTATTTTGTGGTCCACCTCAAGTAACTTTTTGGGGTGGTGGAGGATCTGGAGGAAGAGGCAATGCAATAGTTAGTGCTGCTGGAGATCTTCTTGGAGTTGATTTGATAGCACCTGGGATTGGATATTCAAAAGCACCATTTGTAGATATATCTGATAATTGTGGTAAAGGTGGTGGTAGTAGAGCTAGAGTTGAAATGGAGCCTGATGGTGGAATTGGTGAGGGTGGTGTTCCAACAAAACGAATTAGAAGAGTTATAATCGAAGATCCAGGATCTGGATATTTGCCTGGACCTAATGGTGATCTTGGTGGAGATAATAGAACTTGGGCACCAAAAGATTGGACTATAATTAAGAGGGGAGACGGTAAGTGGGAAAAATATCCACCAGGAACTAGCAATGATATTATTAATCCAGTGACACCAGGAGATGGTGGTGATGGTGGTGATGATGATGGAGGAGGTGGTGATTCGGGATCTGGTGGAGGAGACCTTATTATTACCCCAGATGATCGGAATATTATTGGTGGTTTTCCTGGTGGTGGAGTCATAATTACTCCTGGAATTTATCCTGGGGGATCTGGCGGAAACGCAAATTCTGATGGTGGTGGTATTAACGGTCTTGGGATTGGTGAGAATAGTGATGAAACGTTGGGAAGACTTAGGGGGATAACTAAGATACCAGGTACTGGTTTAAATGGTGAGACTGATATAAATGCCTTCCCAACATTAAATATTGGTAGTTATCCCGTTATTCTTGTTCTTTGTGCTATTGATATTGAAAGTGCTGGGATGAATTACTCCGATGGGGATAAAATTGTTATCAAACCAAGCAATGGTGCGGAAGTAATTCCTAAATTTGGACCTTTTGGGGTTTTGGATTCCCTGGAAATATTAAAACCAGGTAGAGGATTTGTAGAGAGACCAGAAATTTATATTGATTCTGAAACTGGATATAATGCTGTTTTAAATCCAGTTCTTTGTGTAGAGAGAATTGGTGATGATCCAGAAGGGACAGTTTACGGTGATGATATTCTTAAATCAGTTGTATCTGTTGTTGATTGTGTTGGAAATATTGAAGGTCAATCTTTTGTTGGATTTGTTAATGGACAACCATATTATGGACCATTCCATACTCATATGGGGAGAAAGATGACTGGTAGAACCCATGAATCTTATCAGGGTAGACCTCATCCATATATTTACGAAACCGCATCTGAAAGTTTGCAATACTCTGACGAAAGATTTGTTTGGAGAAATGGAGTTCTTGCTCAGAATATGGGGCAAGGTGTCTCAACAATGTCAGGTCAAGAAACTAGTACTTCATCTACTTACGGTACAGCATCTAGACAATCTGAGCAGTTCTCTGATCCTATGACAGATACTAATTCTGAACAATCATATGCATCTGCACCTGAATCATCTACAACTTCATCTGCACCTGCACCTCCATCAGCACCTCCATCAGCACCGCCACCATCGGCACCACCATCGGCACCACCACCATCACCTCCATCAGCACCACCACCATCACCTCCATCGGCACCACCACCATCACCTCCATCAGGTGGTGGATATGGATATTAACTCTAGGTAATCATGGCAAAACCAAGAATACATACCCCAATCGAATTGGGAAATGACTACGGTCATATAAAATTTGGTCATATAAGTCCAAATAGTACATATGCTGGAGTATTGATTCGTAATGGAGAACCAGCGCAAGCATCTGAGCACTATACAATGTTCATGTCTTCTGGTAAAATGAAGGGAGGAACTATTAATAGGTGTCCTGGTGTATATCAGGTACATTGTGGCGAAGTTCCTGTTAATGATGTATCTTATATGCTAAATGCTGCAAGAGGTGATATTGTATTGAGAGCACCTGGTGGTAGGATTAGGATAGAAGCCCGAGATATTGATATAAAGGCAACAGGGTTTAACAATAAAACTGGAAACATCAATATTGAATCTAATGAAAAAATTAATATAAAATCTAAGAATATAGAGATTAACGGTGATTCAGTTGCTAAATTTATATCTTCAGGGACATGTGAACTAGTTGGAAGCAGTTCGTTAAATTTTTACGGTGGTTTAGTTGATTGTGCAGATGCCTCTACAACAATAAAACCATCAAAAGGAGCATCATTATTTGAAACACAGCAAAGACTTGGAGGATTTTTAGGATGAAAGTACCCGATTTAGAAGTTAAAAAGACTTTGTATGTCGGTCAGGGCGATCCTAGTCTCGTATTGGGCAAGGGTCCTCTACAGATTAGAGGAGGATCTTTTATGGAGGGTCCATCTATTTTTGGGGCTCTTCCGCCATTCTTAACAGCGACTGTAATGATTGGTCCATGTCAGAATCCTGACATGATAATTCCACCAATTATTCCTGGTGCTCTATGTACTGGAATTAATAATCCATATTCACTCGCTGTCGATGGACCAGCAGCATTTTTGGGTGTGGTAGATACTGCTCAGAGCATTAATGCTGGGATGAATATTATTGCTCAGGGAGAAGTTATGTCTCGCTGTGGTGGACATATATTATCTGCTAAAAAGAATTTTGATATTCCTCATCCAACAAAGGAAGGTTGGAGATTGCGTCACACTTGTCCTGAAGGACCAACAAATGACGTATACATAAGAGGTAAATTGAAGAATGATAGTGTAATTGAACTTCCAGAATATTGGGGAGAATTGGTAGATCCTGATTCAATTACAGTATCTATTACTCCAGTTGGAATTCATCAAGATATTATAGTTCATAAAATTGAAGACAATAAAGTTTTTCTACACTCTTCCAGACCTATTAACTGCCATTATCATGTTTATGGTGAGCGAGTAGATGGTGAGAAGCTAATTCCAGAATACGAGGGTACAACCCCAGCAGACTATCCAGGTAATAACGATGAATATTCGGTATCTGGATATCATTATGATACTAAGAGGTAATTATGGCAGAGTTTATTCCACAGGCAAGTAATACCACGGGATGTGCAGATGAAGGTATCAGTGGTCCTTTTTCAAGCAAATATGATTATTTGTTAAAAGCAACAACTGGTGATCCAAATTATCCTGCTGAGGCATGTACACCTTGGATTCATTACAATATATTATGTGGTAATATTAAGGCAGATGCCATTGTTCAGGCATCAGATATTGTAAGTTCTGCAGTATCCTCTCTAAATGCAAAATCTGCAATTTGGGATGCTAAAAAATCATTTGACATTAAGCACCCATCTAAAGAAAATCATCGTCTTAGGTATATTACTCTTGAGGGACCAACTGCGGATGTGTATATTAAAGGTAAATTAGTCAATCAATCTTATATTGAACTTCCTTATTATTGGAAAGATTTAGTTGATATGGATAATATATCTGTTAATCTAACTCCCAATGGACATTGGCAAGAATTATTTGTTTATAAGATTGAGTGGGGAAATAGGATTATTATTAAAAATAATGCAGGAACTGGTATTAATTGTGATTATGTTGTATTTGGTGAACGTAAGGATACAACTAAAAATATTCCTGAGTATGAGGGCTTGACACCAGAGGACTATCCAGGAGATAATAGAGAATATAATATTAATGGTATCTGATGCATCGAGTACATGAAGCATTCCCTACGATTGTGTACCAGGGAATGGTAGAGTGTCATGAAGAAATCAAAAAGCATATTGATGAACTTCGTGATTATTGGTTTGATGGATATCAAAATGAAAGTCCAGAATATTCTGGAAGAATTTTTGCACATCAAAAGGTATCATGCAAACCGTTTTTTGAAGAACTTCGGCAACATGTAGATAATTATTTTGATTATTTAAAAGTTGATCATTCAAAGTTAGACTATCACATCATTAAATCCTGGGTTGGGTATCATAAGGATGATGCCACACCTTCAGTTAAACCTCATAATCACAATGCATCTGATTTGAGTTTTGTTTACTATGTAAATACTGGAGAGACATCTGATAGGTTTTGCATTGCTCAAGAAAAAAATCCCAATGAATGCGTTGGAGATATGTTTACTGAGTCAATTAAGAAAAATCTAATTACTGAATATAACAAATATAACTGCAATGTTTATGGTATTACACCCATTGAAGGAAGTATTGTAATTTTTCCAAGTAAGATTGGGCATTTTACTCAAAAGATCTCTGAGAGAAAAGAAGAGAGGTTAGTGATTCCTGGTGATATTAGGGTTACTTTGAACCCACAGAATCCAGACTATCATCAAGGATCAACGCATCCTTCTCAGTGGCTGGAACTTTGAGTAGTTTATCAGGATCCCCAATCTCAAACAATCTCCTATAATCTGATGCCCACATTTCATTCCTGAGCATCCAATCCATATCATAATCAAACTTGATATGGTTCTTTCCAATATATCTGTCGATGTATGACTTGATTAGGGTCTCTCCTAAAGAGACATCTCCCCAATCATTATCATGCATCTCTTTTATTTTCTCATAAAATTTGAAGTATTGCTTCATCCAGTAACCTTTGCCATGAGCGAAGTAATCAACATATGAATCTTCTGGTTCGCATGGACCTGGATGGACCTTCCATGCAGGGATAACTATATCCTCATTTTTTATGTTGAAGTTCTTTGTTGAGAAATCACTTCTACATTTGACCACTATGTCATAATCTTCTGGGTCAAATAGAGATAGACTCAAATATATGCAATACCATTGCTTCAATATCCTATATGACCACTCTCTACCATTCATTTCTAAACCATCCGATTTAAATTCAAATTCGGGTAGAGTTTCTTTATTTCTGAATAGATAGTTTTTTGGTTGATACTCTCTTATCAGACTATCAGTATCTACATTAACTACACCAGAACCCATATACAGTTCTGAATAATTATATGATGAAATATAAACGTCTGCAGAATACTTATCAATGATGTTTGATTTGATATTTGGGAGGTGTTGTTCCCAATTTCTCATGTATCCCGTCATTAGCAGTGCAACTTTCACAATAAATAGAATCAAATGCCTTATATAATTTATGGGAGTTGTAAACGACAAATTGCTTGCCGATAAGGCAATGTATGAATTGCAGCAGGAGAGGTTGCCGAAGAGACTTGAAGAAGCTATTGCTCTTCGAGATTCTTTTATGGGACCTGCTAGAACTCAATCGTCAGCAATAGTATCAGCTTTAGATGACATTAACACTATAAAAACATCTATTCAATCTGCTGGTGGTAATACTGGATTGTCTTCTGCATCATATGGAACAACTTTATCTTCTATAACTAGTGTATATGGTGATTCCGTTACAGGAGTTGCTACTGCAACAGGTGCTTCATTAGGTGTTGCTAGTGCTGGTACAGCTGCTATTGCGTATGGAATAATTAAAAAAGATATTGCTCAAATATATGACTATCCTAAAATAAGTGGAGGCAATGTTGGATCTGATTATCCATTTACTGGTGGGTCATACAATACTTTGACTTCATCAAATGTTGGAAGTGGTGTTAGTACTAAATTGGTTCGACACGGTGGATCTGAAATTGGTAAGGTCTTTGGATACTCTGCTAGTTTGGGGACTTTAGTATCTGATTATAATTCTTCTTGGTCTAATATTCAAGGAGAAGAAAATCTTGCTACTACCACTCAGAGCATGAAGGGTGACTATGAGTTGCAAGTATGGGGATTGCAAAGGCAAGTGCAAGAAAATAGTGAAAAAATATCAGAGATTAATACTGCTGTCGGTATTGCACAAGACCCTGAGACTGGTGGTCCTTGGTAAGGTTGACTAATATAAAAATATGAGGTATGCTGTATGAATAACGCGGAGTTAGTTCAGCGGTAGAACGCTATCCTTCCAAGTTAGATGTCGTCGGTTCGATTCCGATACTCCGCTTTTTTATGGATTAAAATTTTATGAGACCTGAAACACGTCAATCAATGGAAAACCTTTGGTCAGCAAAGTGGAACTTGCCAAAAGCAGCACGACATGCTAACCTTACTAATAAGGAAATGAAAATTACATTCAATGAGTATTGTGCTTTTCATCCTCCCACTTATGAAGTTGATAAACAAATTGGTGTGATTTATGTTAATGGGAGTGTGGCGGAATCGGTAGACGCACCAGACTTAAAATCTGTTGACCATTAAGGTCGTGGGGGTTCAAGTCCCCCTACTCCTATCCCTAAATATTAGGAAAATGTCATAACCAAAATGAAGTTAAAGATTACCAAAGATTATGTTTGGAATCAGACTGAAGGGTTTATGAGAGTTGTTAATATGTTTTTTCTTAATGGTATTCCTTTTACTTGGGATGAATTAACTGAAATTGAAGAGGCTGACACTTCTCTTCAAGTTAAAGCTAATGATCATAAAAGAGTTTATACTTCTGAAGACTTATTTTTATCATCTGGGTATTTAATTATGGAACAATGTCATCCTTGTTTTTTTGATGTAGACTTAGAAAATCCAGAACTTCTTGCAGAACTTGATGATTAATTGCCCTTATAGCTCAGTGGTAGAGCGCGGCTTTTGTAAAGCCGATGTCGTTGGTTCAAATCCGACTGGGGGCTTATATGTTTGATGCACAAGTATACGATTACGATCACATAAAGTATCAATTTAGTGACATTGTATTAAAATGTATACAAAAATATTATCCTGGAGTCGAAGAATTAAATCTTCTTCATAAGATTGTTCCTTATAATTCTGTAGGCAGTTTATCAAAAAAGGTTGGCAAGGATTTAGCAGATACTGATTTTTATGAGAGATTTGATAATCTAATTGCTGAATATGTTCTTCCATTGGTTCCTAGTGATTTGTTGGTTCAGAGGTTTGGAAATATTAGAATTAATGTTCCTAATCAGGATGAAAGTGGAACAGTTATTCCATTTCACCAAGGACAGTGGGTTGGTAATGGATTGGGATTAAGAACTATTTGGTTGCCATTTACAGAATGTTTTGAATCAAATTCTCTACAAATAATTGAGCAATATGAAAGTAGACTCCTAACCAAACAATGCCTCAGATATAATTGGAGTTGTGAAGATTTTGAGGAGCATTGTTTAAATTCATGTAAACCAGTTAATATTAATACTGACCAATTTATCTTGTTTACTCAAGAAAATATTCATGGTGCTGTTCCAAATAGAACTGGTTATACTAGAATTAGTATTGATGTTAGAGTTCTTTTGAGGGATGGACAACCACATAGAAAATGGCCAGGATCTTACTTTAGAATTTTGGGTGATAGTAATATTCAGTCTAGAAATGTGGAGATATCTGATACTGATAATGTTGTGATGTATGCTGAATATGAGGGATTTAAAACTCAATATATAGATTTATATTTTCAAACATTGACTGTTAAAGAGTACTGTAATAGGATGGGTTACATATTTCCCCATCAAACTGGAGACAATGAGGGTAGAAATCATGTGTATTTGGAGTATCTGATTAATCAGGGTAAAGTTGATCATATACTGATGTTTAGTATATTTTCTCTTCCCGATGATATAGATAGAAGAAATTATATTATGAATCTTTCTTTGGATAAGGGTGTAAAGTTGCACTTTGCCAATGAAGAATTTGTCCTTGATAATCAAGAAGTACTTGACAAAATCGAATATATACGCAATTTTACTAAAGATTGGAGTAACCCTGTCAATGAAAATAAATTTATGGTATTCTAAGAGTATGAATCAATGGAGATGGACTCTTGTAGAAGAATGGCAAAACGGTGTCACTAAAACAGAACAGCATTCTGGGCAACAACCAATTTTACGCAATGCTATGGAAGATGTTGCAAACACTGTAGAGTACATTTTAGATGCAAAAGAGAATGAATAAATAAATCATAGCAATAGCATCTAGTGGAATAAAATGGGTCTTAGTCGCTTAGATAATTTCTTGAAGAACAGTAAAGGTGATATCCTTTACGTCGATCCCTCTAGTATTGACTCAACGGATAGTATTGAGAACCAGGGTAACTCCCTTGTTAGACCCTTCAAAACTATCCAAAGGGCACTTTTAGAGGCGGCAAGGTTCTCATACCAGAAAGGATTTGATAATGATAGGTTTAGTAGAACTACTATCATTGTATATCCTGGCGAGCACGTTATTGATAATAGACCAGGATGGATTCCTGTTCATGATTCTCCTGTCAATGCAAATAATTGGTTAACTCGCAGTGGGTCATCTTCTGATGCACTTCAACAGTTTACTTTAGATACTAATTTTGACATTGATGATAAAGACAATGATCTTTATAAGATGAACTCGGTATACGGTGGTGTAATTATTCCCCGTGGTACTTCTATCGTTGGTTTAGATCTTCGTAAAACTAAAATTAGGCCAAAGTTTGTCCCAGATCCAACAGACAATGCGATCACCCAAACTTGTTTATTCCGTGTAACTGGTACTTGTTACTTTTATCAGTTTACTTTTTTTGATGCAGATCCTAATGCTAGAGTATATAAAGATTATGGAACATCTGATTATGTTCCAAACTATTCACACCATAAACTGACATGCTTTGAGTATGCTGATGGTGTTAATCCAGTTAAATTTCAAGATGGATTCTTAAACTATGATTCGTCCAGAACTGATCTGGATATGTATTATGACAGAATTGGACTTCTTTATGGTGCATCTAGTGGTAGAAGTATTGCACCAAACTTCCCTGATGTTGATAAAGATATTGAAACAAAGATTGATGAGTATAGAATTGTTGGATCTAAGGGAGATAATGTTGGTATTAGTAGTATCAAAGCTGGAGATGGTGTAACTTCTTCAAATACTATTACTGTTGATCTTGTAGAAGAACTTGGGGGTCTTGATGTAGATACTCCCATTAGAATTGAGGGTGTGCCTACTGGTGGATATAATGGATCATTTGTTATCAGTTCTGTAGAGAGTACTACCAGAATTAATTATGAGGTATCTTCCCCTCCAGCAAATGCATTACCTTCAGTTGTTGCTGGATCGGCAACACTTAACATTGTAGTTGACTCGGTTACTTCTGCATCTCCATACATTTTTAACTGTTCTTTGAGATCAGTATTTGGTATGTGTGGTCTTCATGCTGATGGTAGTAAGGCGACTGGATTTAAGTCTATGGTTGTAGCTCAATTCACTGGAATTGGATTACAAAAAGATGATAATGCATTTGTAAAATATAATTCTATATCTGGTGTATATGAAGATTCTACTGCTGTAGAGAATTTACATACAGATACTTCTGCTATATACAAACCAGTTTATGAGAACTTCCATATTAAGGGATCTAATGATGCCTTCTTACAGTTGGTCTCAGTGTTTGCTATTGGATACGCCAATCACTTCGTTTGTGAGACTGGTGGCGATATGTCCATTACAAACTCAAACTCCAACTTCGGGGCAAAAGCTCTTGTTTGCTCTGGATTTAGGGCGAATGCTTTCCCAAGAGATGATACTGGATTTATTACCCATATTCTACCACCTCAACAGGTTTCTACTGATGAAGTAAATATTGAATTTGAAGCAATTGATGTAGATAAAACAGTTGGGGTAGGTAATACTACCAGATTATATTTGTATAATCAAAACAATCAAAAGAATTCTCCAAACTCTGTTATTCAAGGATATAGAGTTGGTGCTAAGATTGATGATAAGTTGAAGGTTATTCTTAATATTAATGGTACTCCTGAAACCAAACAGGCAACTATTATTATGCCCGATACTCAGGGAACTGGTATTGGAGTTACTAGTTATGAGGTTTCTTCTGAGAAGAATAGTACTGTTGGTAGAACTGCAATTGGTATTAATAGTATTACCTCAAATATCTTCACACTGACAGAACCTCACCAGTTTGCAAGTGGCGAGTCTCTTCGTGTTCTTAGTGATGACGGAGAACTTCCTGATGGTTTAGAGCATAATAGCGTTTATTACGCGATTACTGCTGGAATTAATAGTGATCAAGTTAAGTTAGCTCAAACCTTGAATGATACTATCAGTGCATCTGCATTGAATATTAACAGTAAGGGTGGTATTCTTAGTATTGAGTCTAGAGTATCTGATAAGAGCACTGGCGATATTGGTCACCCAATACAGTATGATACTGGTGAGGGACAGTGGTATATCACTGTAAGTAATGATGATAATGATATCTATAGTTCTATTGTTGGACTTGGGACGGTAGCACTTGGCGCAGCTACTCCCAAATCATTCTTCACCAGAACACCAGATAACAGAACTTTAGATGATAAAATTTATAAAGTTAGATATGTTGTCCCCAAAGATTCTGCTGTTCTTGGTAGACCACCAGAAGATTCCTTTGTTATGCAGGAATCTGGTCAAACTGTAGGTCTTTCAAATAATGAGATTGCAAAATATAAGAGTGTTCAACCAGTTGTTCTATCTAATAGTGCTGAATTAAGGAATCCAAGATATATTTCTGGTACAGAATGGGATGGTATTGTTGGTGTTGCTACAGTTTTCACTGAGTCACCTCACGAGTTATCTGTTGGATCTAAAGTAAAACTTATTAATGTTGTATCTAGTGCAAATACTACTGGTCTTGGTAATACTGGATTTAATGGTGAGTATTTTGTAACTGGAAGACCAACTAGAAAGTCATTTACTGTTGGAATGACTACAAATCCAGGTTTATTTGCTAATGATATTAATGTTAGAACTGTTGATCTTCCTAGATTTGAGAGAAAAGAGTTCTCTAATACTCTTTTCGTCTATAGAAAAGAGGAAGTGCAGGAGTATGTGCCGAATGCCAAAGATGGTGTCTATCACTTAACTCTGATTGATTCATCTTCTCAACCTGTAGTTACACCATTCCAAAATTTAAGATATAATCAACCATTAAAGAATCTCTATCCACAATTTGATAGAGACAATCCATCTTCTGATCCAGTACAAACAAGAACCTTTGCTTTACCAACACCTCTTGGTTTGACCGAGGTTAATGATCCTCAAAATAACTTAACTAAAGAGGTTATTAATAAGAATATTAAAGATTTTAGAACTGGCATTGATGTTCTAGAAATTGAATCTCAAAGTGGTATTGCTCATACAATTACAACAACTAATGATCATGGATTAAACTATATTACAAAAGTTGGCATCACTAGTGTTGGATTAAACTATGGTGATGGAAGTGGAAGTATTCAAACTTTATATAATGCAGATCTTGTTGGATTTGGCGCATCACTCACTGGTAAAAATGCCACTGCAAACATAAGAGTTGATTCTAATGGATCTATTACTGATATTAGGATAGTTGATGGTGGATCTGCATATGGAATTGGTAATACGCTTGCTGTTGTTGGTGTTGGTAGTACTGCTGGTTTTGCCCAAGGTTATGTAACTGTAGAAGAAATTCACAACAGTGTTGGTGATGTTATCCGAATTGATGGTATTCGGGATGAAATTTTTAAGGATTACAATAATCTCTATAAAATTGAATCTATAGAATCTGGCAATGATTCTCAGATAAATGTCTCATCTGCATCTACAATTTTTGCAGAATATCCATTTATTGGTACGAAGGACATTGTTGGGGTTAATACTAATGGTCTCACTAATGTCAGTGCTGCTGTTCTTTCTGATGTTACTGCTTATCTGGTATCTGAGTCTATTGGCATTACTTCAATCACCTATGATAATAACAGTGGTATTGCTAGTGTTACCTCTACAAATTCCCATGGATTATTAGTTGGTAATAATATTAAAATTGGTGGGTTGCCAAGCGATGTACTTAATGGTGATTTTACTGTTGAATCTGTATTATCGGTTAAGAACTTTACTCTTAATGTTGGTTCTGGATCTACTGTAGTTAATCCTACTGGTGGTGGTACAATTTATATCAAGGGTATTGCTGCTCAAGCAGATAGTATAGACTTTAATGATGAATCATCATCTGCAAGACTTGTTCCAACATATGCTGGTATCACTAGTTCTTTGTCTGCTGGATTAACTGATCCCACTCTTAATACTTTAACAGTAACCAATGCGTTGAACATGGGATGGGATGTTGGTGATTACATTATTATTGATAATGAAATCATGCGTATCAACCAAACGGTTGCTAGTGACACTGCTATTGGCGTATTCCGTGGTCTGTTCGGATCTGAGAAGCAATCTCACCCAGTTGGATCTATTATTAGAAAGATTAAGTTAAAACCAGTTGAATTTAGAAGAAACTCAATTCAGAGAGCATCTGGACATACCTTTGAGTATCTTGGATTTGGACCTGGTAACTATTCTACTGCACTTCCAGAGCGTCAGGATAGAAAGTTCCGTCAGGTTGAAAGACTTCTTTCTCAGTCAGTATCTGTTAATGGAGGTACTCCCTTCTATAATGGTTTGGATGATAGGGGTAATTCCTACACAGTTAACAAATTTACTAGTGGAACAACTGGTAAAGATTTAATTACTAATGCTCCAATTCCAACGGTTAGGGGTGAGGATATCACCAGCAATAGTGGTGAGATTGGATTTGATGTAACATCTACTGAACAAATTACTATTAATAGGGGTATTAAAGTTGATGGTGGTAAGGATAACAACATCATCTCTCAATTTGATGGACCTACTATCTTCAATGAGAAGATAACTGTAAATGCATCATCCGAATCTAATAGTATCCTTATTCAAGGTGATCAAACGATTGCCAGAGAATATACTGTTGGTATTGCTACACCACAAATTGCTGGTAACGTTGGTGATGTAGTATATGATGCAGAACCCAAATCTGGTGGTGAGATTGGATGGGTATACACTAACGATAATACTTGGAAGAGATTTGGTCCTGTCCAGTCAAACCCAGATAATTATTATGTTGGACTATGGAGTGGTTCATTCCGAGGTGACGGATCTCAATTAAACAACGTATCTGATATTTGGGTATTTGATGGTGTTGGTATCTCAACTACCGCACAAGTTGGTATTGAAACTACTCAAGCGAAGGCAGGATTCTCTTTATATGCTGCTGGACCTGTTCTCTTTGAGAATAACGTTGAATTTAGAATGTCTTCCTTGATATGGAATATATCTGATGGTTGGATTGTTGAAACAGGTATTAGTACCTTCAATCAACAGGTTAATTTTAATACTACAAATCATATTGGCATCTCTACCTTCGTAAATGATGTTATCGTTACTACCGATCCAAACACAACTGGTGATGTATCGGGCAATTTTATAAGATTTACTCAGACTGATCAGGCACTAGATGCTTCGTTTGGATATGGTGGAATCAAATTTGAGGGACGAGATATTAGTAATGATGGTGTGCGTGGATACGTACAGGGTGTATCTGAAGGAACTACGGGTCAATTTGGTATAATATTTGGTACACAGGGAAGCGGAGTATCGAATCCTCAGGAAAGACTCAGAATTAATTCTGCAGGTAATGCAACCTTCTCTGGAACTATTACTGCAAACTCTGACGAGAGACTTAAAGAAAATGTTGTTGGTATCACTAACGCACTTGATAAGGTTCTCGATCTGCGTGGTGTATTCTTCAATAGAATAGGTGATCCAGAACGCCAGATTGGTGTAATTGCACAAGAAGTTGAGAAGGTTCTACCTGAATTAGTTCTTGAGGCGGGTGATGGAGTTAAATCTGTTGCATACCAGAATATGGTTGCGGTTCTGATTGAGGCAATCAAGGAGCAGCAAGAACAGATCAACGAGTTGAAGGACAGGTTGGACAATCTCTAAACTGTCACGGGGGGCATTGCCCCCCTTTTTTATGGGGTATAATTACGGGGTAAACCAATTCTTACATTCGTGTCCCTCGTCAACATCTACTTCGACACTGCCAAAGGTGCCACAGTTCCATCTTTTAATGTTGGAGAGACCCACTTTGCTTGGGAGCATCGGCATCGTGGAAGTGATTATGGTAAGGCAAAGCAGATTGCTGCCCAATTTGATTCCAAGTATATTCGCTGCCGTTGGTGGGAGAATGTTTCTACTCGTGATGACAGGGATGATCATCACGACGACATTATTCATAATTGGTTGATTAAACAACCTGGTATCAAGAAGATTGGTAGAGAGACTTTTGAGTATGATCAGTCTCGATACAACTTGGATATTATCGGTGAGATGATCCATGAACAATTCTTCGCAGGTAAGGAGAAGGTGTATGAGGAATTCAAACCGCGTCCATATCAGCAGAAGTTCCTTAGTAAGATTGCATGGTGTACTAGTAACGAGTTCCTGCTGTTCGCTAAGTGCCGTGCAGGCAAGTCTGCAATGGTCCTGAAGCACATTGTTGATACTGACTATAAAGTATCCCTGGTTTGCTCTCGCCAGAAGTCTCCTGAGGGGTCCTGGAAAGACGATTCAAACAAATACTTCCCTTCAGTCAAGTATGTCTCTCTCAAAAAACCTGGTTGGGAGACACATCTTGAATACTGGCGTCAACGTGATGTGAACGTTGTTCTCTGGGGTACGGTTCAGACTTGCTTGAAGCGTCTGGACAAGATCAAGAACGTTGACTTTGTTGCCTTTGACGAGGCACATATTGGCGGTACTGCTGATCAGTTTGTCAAACTGCGCGAAGAACTTGATACTCGGATCTGCTATATCTCTGGAACTGCTCACAAACTTTGTTGGATGTTCCCCGACGATAATCAGAAGTTTGTCTATACCTATTTTGATGAGCAACTGGATGTCCAGAATGGGGTGTTCCAACGTCCTAAGATGAATGTTGCCTTTGCTAAGTATCAAACTTCTGCATATCAAGAGATCTTTGGTAACGATCCTGATGC